CTGCTTCGCAATTTTGCTGGAGGCGAAGACTTGAGGCAGGCTATGTGGACTCGCTTACGACCGTCCCTTCACAAGATGTCTTCCTCGGAACCCAGATGTACGGCGGAGCGTTGTACCGCCAACGCGGATCAGTAGATCAATTTGCTTCATTCCAGAACATGGGAGTAACCCCGGTCATGGGTCTTAACGGAATGATCCGACAGCTTCTCGGGATTGATCGTCCGCAGGTCGCCTAATGCCCGTTCCGGTCTACACAGATCTCTTTAACAAAGGCTACGACGATCTTGTAACAAAGCTCTCAACGGTCGTAGGGCTCCAAGTAAATAACGATCCACGCAATATAACTCCGCCAAGCGTCTTTGTAAACATTGATTCCATAGATGGCTACAACTACAATGTCGCAAAACTCAACTTCACACTGCAGATCATCACGCTCGGCCCGGGCAACCTAGACGCCCAGAAGAGCTTGCTCAATATCCTCGCCCAGATCTACGCGCTAGACATCGGAGTCGTATCTGGACGCCCCACAAACCTAGACATCGGCGGTTCGGTGCTCCCTGCCTATGAGCTCACGGTCTCGACTGTCGTGCAGACTGCCTAATCCACACTCTCGGTCTCATTATGTGTCAAACTAAATCCAACACTTCTAAGGAGTAACTCATCATGGCAACTTCCACAATTCTTAGCCAACCAAAAGTCACGATCGGCGGCACAGACCTCTCGGGGTGGTGCACCTCGGCAGTCTTAACCAAAACTGTCACCGCTCTCAATGACACGGTGTTCGGAAATACTTCCAACACTTTCACGGCGGGTCTTGAAGATAACGAATTGACCGTCACACTTTTCTTGAGCTACGCCGCCAGCGCAACCTACGCGACACTTTCAACACTCGTCGGAACAAAATTAGTTGTTATCGTAAAACCAACGACCGCAGCGGATTCAAGCACGAATCCCGGCTTCACTCTGACAGACACATATCTCGAATCGTTGCCAGTGATCTCCGCTTCGCTCGGAGAATTACAATCCATAGATCTAACCTTTATGGGTGGAGTCTACTCGGCAGATGTCACTGCGTAAATAAAGGCCTTCCTTGGCCCGACGAAAGGAAACAAAGTGAAGATCAAAATCAAAGTAATTAGGAACGGCAAAGAAGAGTTCCTCTACACAAATCTATTCTCATGGACTGAATGGGAACGACTAATGAATCGTCGCCTCGGTGATGGAGTTCAGCCGGGAGTCTCCGATTGGTGCTGCTGGGCGTGGACTTTGCTTTGTCTCAAAGGTGAGAAACTTCCCGACACATGGCAGAAGTGGGTCGCCGAGAATCCAGACATGGAGATCATTCCTGTAGTAGATGAGACAAACCCAAACCCTACGGACGCGGCTACCGACGGCAACTAGCCGAGCTGGTAGTCGCGACGGGATGGGCTCCGCAATTTTACTCTGACACCTTTGACGCTCGAGATCTCACTACGATTATCAAAGTCCTAGAGAAACAAAACAAAAGAAGGTCGTAATGGCGGAGGGGATTGAAACTCGCATAGAGGTCTACGGTCTCAAAGAAGCATTAAAAGAATTGAACAAAATAGACAAGTCTCTTCGGCGCGAAATCACCAAAGATTACAAAAGGATTACAGCTGGACTTGTCTCTGACATTGAATCCGCTATACCCCTAAATTACCCTCTGTCCGGCTGGCAAAGACGCTGGACTCTTCGAGGATCCTACGAAGTGTTCCCTTGGCCTACCGAGCACAAAGTTAAAGCGTACATAAACACAAAACCGCCCAAAGAGTTCCGGTCAAACACCGTGAACCTTACGACCTTCGCAGTTAAGTGGATCGGAGCGGCAGCTTCATTCTTTGACTTCTCTACAAGTAACGCTATGGGGCAACACTTAACAGCCAAGTACGGAGACGCTTCGAGAGTAGTATGGCGTCAATATGAATCCCACAAAAACGAACTTGATACTGCTATGACTGAATTAGTCGATCGCGTGGGCGCAGCTACAAGTCGGAACCTAGAAGCGAAATAATCATGGCTGTAATCCTCCCAATTATTTCCGAATTCAATGCGAAGGGAACTCAGAAAGCTTTAAAGGAATTCCAGTCGCTTGAAGGCGCGTCCGCAAAAGCGTCATTTGCCATGAAGAAAGCAGCTCTTCCAGCCGCAGCCGCTATTGCAGGAATCGGAATTGCTTTAGTCGGTGCTACTAAGGCGGCGATGGAAGACCAAGCCGAACAGGTGCAACTCGCGCTCGCCTTGCAAAATGTCACTGGGGCTACAGAAGCACAAGTCAAAGCGTCCGAAGACATGATCTCAAAAATGAGTCTTGCGTCAGGCGTCGCCGACAGTGAGCTTCGTCCGGCACTGGCATCACTTGTCCGAGGAACCAAAGACATTGAAGAAGCGAACCGCGCCCTAGCACTTGCACAAGACATCTCTGCGGGATCAGGTAAAGATCTTGCGACCGTCTCGGATGCTCTTGCCAAGGCTTACGGCGGAAACATGAAAGGACTTGCAGCACTTAGCCCAGAGATTAAAGCGATGATTAAAGACGGTGCATCTTTGGAAGATGTAATGAATGTCCTCGGCGGATCATTCGGTGGAGCATCAGACGCCGCCGCCGCCACCGCCGAAGGCGGAATGAAGCGTTTAGGAATAGCACTAGCAGAAACAAAAGAATCAATCGGTGCAGCACTGCTCCCAGTAGTCGAAGCCATCATCCCAGTCCTACTCAAGTTCGCAGGATGGGCACAAGACAACACCAAAACGCTTCTCATTATCGCAGGCGCAATCGCTGGAGTCTCGGCAGCGGTCTTACTCTTTAACACCGCAGTAGGAATTGCCACTCTTGTCAATACTTTATTCGCGCTAAGTCTGACAGCCGCCCAACTTGCGATGGTCGGATTCATCACGCTCGGAATAGCTCTAGTAATTGCTGCACTTGTCGCGCTCTATTTCAAGTTTGACATTGTCCGAAAGATCGTAGACACCGTCTTTCAAGCGATGCTCGCAGGCGGTAAAGCAGTCTTTGAAGGACTTACTACCTACTTCACAGGCGTCTTCAATATCTACAAATCTCTTTTTAATGGCATCGCGAAACTTTGGAATAGCACAGTCGGCAAGCTCTCTTTCGGAATCCCTTCGTGGGTACCCGGCATCGGCGGCAAAGGCTTCTCCGTTCCTAATATTCCTTACCTTGCAGAAGGCGGGATCGTGACAGGGCCAACGCTCGCGATGATCGGCGAGCGCGGCCCTGAAGCGGTCATCCCTTTATCTGGACGCAATTCTGGGATGGGTAACTACACGATCAACATCACTGGCGGTCTTGGCTCGAGCGCGGAGATCGGCACAGCGGTCGTGAACGCGATCAGAGCGTTTAATAGGCAGAATGGCCCAGCGAACATAGCGGTCGCCTAATGGCTGGCGTAGCGGTAGTCGGATCAGGTAATTACGACCTAGAGATTGACACAGGGTACGACTGGAACGCTTTTACACTTGATGACTCTCTCAAAGGCGAACTAGATAACACCGAATACACGCTTGACGGTACTTCGCAATTCGCGACTGTTATGGACGGCACAATCTCGCTCACCGCAAAGCGCGGACGCGCTAACACTGGCGACCAATTCGCTTATGGCACAATGAACTTTACGCTAAACGACACTTACGCCGACGGAGTGTTCAATCCTTTTGACACAACATCGCCTTATTACGACCCGAACAATAATCAGCCGGGGCTTGCACCGCTTCGCGAAGTCCGCTTCTCAAGGTACAGCTCACTCAATGTCAAAGAACTTCTTTGGGTGGGCTACATCGTGAACTACGACTACACCTTCACGCTTGGCGGACTGGACACAGTGACCGTAAATTGCGCGGACTTCTCCTACCAATTAGGGCAGACTTTCCTTGCCGAATGGAATGTCACAGAGCAGCTCTCAAGCGATCGTTTTGATGACCTGCTAGACCTCCCAGAAGTCGCTTACACAGGCACACGGAGCATTGAGACAGGCGTGGCGACACTTGGCGGAGCAGCCGCCTACACAGTCCCCAACGGTACATCGGTCGCAGGGTACGCCAACAAAATTAACGAAGCCGAGCAGGGCAGAATCTTTGTGGATCGAGAAGGCACAATGACCTTCCAAAAGCGCATCGGACAGACGCTAGGAGTCCCTGTTGCCGAGTTCCACGACGACGGAACGCAGATCGGCTACAGCGCAATAGACATTTCATTTCAAGCAGACACAGTGATAAATCGTGCATCAATTCAGCATGCTGGAGCCGCATCTCCACAAGTCGCAGAAGACCTAGTCAGTCAAGCCGCTTATTTGGTACAGACCCAGTCAATTACCGACTCGCTTTTGCACAACGACGCCGCAGCTCTCACACTTGCCGAATACCTAATCAGTCCAGATCCCGAAGCGCGCTTCAACTTCTTAGGCACCGAGTTCCCCGGCACAGCCGCCCTAGACCAAGACGCTTTAGCACTCCTTGATGTAGGCGACCTCATCAATATCCAAAAGTCAATTACTACCTCGGCAGGCCCAACGCAATTCGCCCAAGATCTTACTATTGAAGGACTTGAGCACAGGCTCACTTTGTCGGCTGGACACGCAGTCACCTATTTCACGGCACCGACAACGATCGTCTATGAGCTCATCTTGGATGACATTGTGTATGGCACACTTGACGAAGAAAATGTCTTAGGATAGAAACATGGCTAACGAACAAACATCAGTTCCGCTTTATGCTGCAGCGGAAGTCCTGACCGCCGCCAACATGAACATATCGGCAGGAACAGGCGTCCCAGTGTTCGCTACGACCGTTACGCGCGACGCGGCTTTCGGTGGCGCAGGCGAAAAAGTGCTTGCCGAGGGCCAGCTTTGTTACCTTTCTGATTCCAACATTGTCCAGTATTATTCCGGTGCTTCATGGCTTGCTCTTGGCACACAAATAAGCGGCTCAACCGTAGCAACAACACAGACAACTACTAGCACAAGTTATACAGATTTAGCTACCGCTGGCCCGTCCGTAACTATGACAACAGGTACTTCTGCGTTTGTAATTGTTACTACTTACAGTTACAACGCAACATCAGGCACCGCCACATATATGAGTTATGCGGTATCGGGTGCAACAACTATCGCAGCAGGTGACTCGACATCGGTAAGTTTGTTAGGCATGAAAACAGGCGGACAAGAATGGTCTAATAGCGCAATGTATCCAGTGACATTGACTGCCGGCTCAAACACTTTTACTAGCAAATACAAAACATCATCTGGTACAGGAACATTTGCGAACCGATCCATTATTGTGATTGCACCATGAACACAATCTATTTACTTGCTGCCGCTGTCGCATTAGGTCATCAAGAACCTATAAGCGTTGAGCCAGACGGAACTATTTGGCTTGGTACAAGTGACAACAAAAAAGACTTAAATGATAAAGAATTAGACGCGGTACAAAAAAAAGTAAAAGAATTAGCAAACGATAAAGCCGCAGCGCGTCAAGTCGTATTAGACAGGCTAGGAATTACAGCCGATGAAGCCGCGCTACTACTTGGCTAGCGTCATGCTTGCACTTGTGCTAACCGCTTGCGAAACAACACGCACCAACGCACCAAAAACAGGCCCAATGACACGCTGCTCGACTATCACACAATGCGAAAGAGTCTCTAATGGCTAGAGAAAAAGCAGAAATAGAAATCTTGCACGCACGCATGATCGTCTTTGTAGGTTGCACTATCGCAGTCACCTTCGCAATCACCGTCATCGGCTTCGTTTACGGCCTGCTCTTTGTTACCCAGCCGCTTGAGCAATCGCCCAATGACGCGCAATTTATAGATCTTTTGTCCACACTGACAGTCTTTATGACCGGAACACTCTCTGGACTTGTCGCCGCTAACGGCCTAAAACGAAAGCCTGCCGATGGCAGTCCTACCAGCACTCCCTAACATCCCGAACTCCAAACCGTACACAGGTAACTCGGACGGAGCTGCAGCTGGCCCTCGGCAGGGAATGGACGAATGGATCCGACAGGCGATTAAATACGGTGACGGAGCCTTCTGGAATAACGGAAGCTGGGGAGTGCGTAACATGCGCGGATCCGAGAATCTGTCAGTGCATGCCACAGGGCGCGCAGTAGATCTTTCGTACCGCAAGTCAGAGCAGCATCCGAACGCTAATCGCAAGGGCACGATGGACTTCTTCAACATCGTTACAGCGAACGCCAACGCGCTCGGGCTTGAATGCATCCTTGACTACCTACTCAAGCCCTACGGACGCGGATGGCAGTGCACTCGACAAGCGTGGAGCAAATACTCAAAGCCAACTATTCACGGCGCACCCGGCGGAGATTGGCTTCATGTCGAGATCTCGCCTGCAATGGCGGACTCTCCAGCCCTTGTAAAACAAGCGTTTCAGAGAGTGTTCGCCGAAATCCCCCAATAGCGGGCACCGATCCTCTATGGTCGTTTTACCGACGATAGGAGTAAAAACATGACCGAAACGAAAGTCTTTATCTACGAAGTAGGTCGGTGCAACCTTGACAACGGACAAGAAATTCTTGTCCAGATCTTTCGCCACGAAGACACACACAAAATCATCCGCGCACAGATCGCCTTTCGCACTTTGGCAGGCGACTCTTGGGGCGTCCCT